CGGTAATCGAAAGTTAACCATAAAAGTTGTCGATGCCCGTTAGTAGTAAAAATTTCACTCTCAACCATGAGAGTTACAAAACCTACTAATAGGTATGCTAAAAGCATATAACTTCATGGTTGACTAACGTCAAACTTTCCAAAGAAAGACTTACCACCGACCGGTAAGTTTTAAAATTTATGGTACTGTTTCCGAAGAAGACGGAACTGCATTGTACGCATAAATTGTTGGTACGTTCAAAAAGAACAAAGGATTATAATCAACTCCTGCTGCATAATACAAATCTATTTTATTCATATCATTATAATTAGTATTAATTGCATTATTATATCTGGGAAATGTTTGTAAATCCACAATTGTGGCATCTGTTTTTGTATTATCAGTATCAACACCCAATAATCTGAAAAATACTGAAGTGGTTATAAATTTAAATATACTATACAATGGCAAATTGGCACTAAGTGAAGCATTAGTTTTGGTATTAGTATAAGACATACCAGCACAATCACTAAATGAATTAACACACTGATTTCTACTTAGATTTTGTTTTCCTAGTGAAGAACCTAGATTTTGTGCATAACCAGTACGGGACATATTAAATGCACTATTTTGATAAGCTCGAGAAACTTTAAAGTGACTCAATTCATTAGTTCCAATATAATTAGCTCTAATATTATATGATCCACGCTCAGCTACAAAGCATTGTGAGACCCAAACTAATGGGTGATATTTACACCATACATACCTAGCACTAGTGCCAGACACTAAACCTACTGCACCATTAATACCATTAGGATCATAACCGGGTGCAAGTGGTCTACGAGAGAATACACATTTAGTTTGTGACCATATTTGTGAAGAAGCAATATCTGGAAAACTTATATTTCTAGAATATGCAAATCTACGAAGTAATTGTCTCAATGAGACAATAGTCTCACCTTGATATATCAAATTAATATTAGGTGATGGTTTAGAATCTTGTAGACAAATATTAGTATTCTCACTTTCCTCTTCATCATATTTATATTCTCCACTTTGAACAGTAAATGGTGAAAGACGTTGAAATGGATCAGGATCTCTAGGGTTAGCAAATTCTAGATTTTCTGTTCCTTTAACAAAAACTAAAACATCTATATCTGCAGAAGCAATTGGTGAAGTTTGTTCATTTAATACTCTAATAGTTAAAACACCATTCTCAAAGAAGGGTCTATATGCTAAAGGAGTAGTATCAGAATATCTTTCATCCAAGAGAATTTGATTTTCACAATACGCAGTATCTTGCATATATGGTATACGAATAGTTATATCATTACAGCGAGATATATCAATAATTTTATTATAAACTTCAGTAGTTGAATCAGTAGTATTGGCTATATCCCCATTTGGATCCCAAGATACTCTAACACGACCACGATGATATTGTGAAGCAATAAATTTTAATCTAATCTCAATATCTCCTCGCCAATATTGAAATAAACGTGAAACCATCCACATAGGTGTACCTTGTACAGCCACCTGTTGAGTTTCAGATGTAGCACCAATCATGCATGGTGAAATAGCTATATTAAACAATAAAGTATCTGTAATATCTGCTGCAGTCCAGAGAAAACTAGTTAAATATGATTCTCGAGTGACTAAACTTGTAATATTAAGTTCATCACCAAGATCAGCACCAGTAATGGATGAATCTATTGAAAGTTCATTTTTAGAATCTAATGTAAGTTTTTCAATTCCAGTGGATATATCAGTGGTAGCCATACGAGGAAATGGTTGTGGTGTATATGTTTCAACTGTGGTTATATCTGGAGGATTTGTAAATCCAAATAAGGAAGCTATGGAAGATACAGCTGAAGCACCTAATTTTGTAGCAGTGGCAAATTTGCCAATAATAGGAACTTTTTCCAAATATCCAGCAGCACGAGCTATTGCTGATGCTGGTTTTGAAATAATTCCATCTCCATACTCATCAATACCACTTTGTAAAGCTAATTTTACAGAAGGACCGGACAATTCATAATCCACTAGTGAAGCATAAATCTGTACATTAATAGTGCCAGTAGATACACCATTAGCATTTCTAAGCGGTGACAATTCAAAAAATGATATTAAACCCATAGCTATTACATCATCAGCTTCTGAGATATCCAACCAATCACGGTGCCAGAAGAAAGGCAACACCATTTCTCCACCTTGATTATTTTGAGGATAGACATAAATATGTGGTCTTTGACTATAAGCTATTGCTTTATTATTACCATCAATTTGAGCTGGTGAAAAATAAGTAGCTAATGGTCTATAACTAACAAGATAGGTTCCATAATAAAATGGTGAAGCATTAATAACTATTTTTAGTTTAAGTTTCCCTCTAAATAAATAATAATTATCAATTTTCTTTTTTATGGATGGGTGTTCCATAAATAAATACCAGGGATTAAATTGTTGTTCAGAAAAACCGCCAAAAGGTATAGAATATGATTGTATTAAAACTGGTCTTTGCAAGAACTTATCTAATTCCGCATTAGGACCAACTTTTTGTTCATTATGTGAATCTGATAATTTTAGATCCAATAAAGTGCCTGGATCTTCATCATGAAATCCCACTATAGCATGAATATCATTAGAATCAGCTTTTTGTGCACCATCATCAACAGCATTAACAGCTGCTGATTGTAATGTCCAATCACTATAATGTTGTTGTGTATCTTTAACATCGATATCATTACAACAAGATGAACAAGAATTTTTTGCCTCATTAGTTTGAGAAGAGGCGACTCCTAATTGTTTTTTAATTAAATTTCCAAGTCAATATAGTATAGTGTGTTATGACTCAATTAATAACACTAACCACTATTTATCTCTTTCCACTTGCCTTTATTAAAATAATAAGATATAAGGATAAGCTAAAAAGCTTCTTTGGGGCACACCCAGGCGAGTAAAATATATACTCCACTCTCTACACAATCATGATAAATAGTGTTATTTGGTGTGTAGCAGTAACTAGCATATATTACTACATTTTGGTTTATATGGACTTTATAGTTGAAGCCCAGATTGGATATCAAATTCCTCAGTATAAGCATCCATAGGAATTTGTAATTTTAGAGAACTACTTTTAAATTGTTCAACTAAATTATTATATGAAGGTAAAACAGTTTCGTTTATACACATATCTAAATTTAGAGAATATAATAAATTTTTAAATAATTCTCTTTTTTCATTAAAAATATCTTTTCCATAGAAAAAATATTCACGTATAGCAGAGCTTATAACTGCTACACATTGGGACTCTGGTGAAATAGTATCTGAAGCAACCCAAACCATCAACATTTTTTCAATAGAATCATGATCTAATGGTGCAACATAACAATTTAAATCAGAATCAAATCTCCAAGTTCGTTTAAGAAAACTAACATCAGAGATATGAATAAAAGGAACGCTCTCAGCGTTTTTGTCTGCCATAGTATAATCTATATCCATTTTCTTAAAAGATTTAGCAATATTAGTATGATTAAACCAATCACAATTATGTGATACGTTCAAAACATTATCATCACCATAGGTAAGAATATGAACATTTTTATCAAATAATCTAAAAATTTTTTCATAATCATCATTACCTATATTTTCTTTATAAAGATCTACAAAAGTATATCTTAAATATAAACTATTAACTAGAGAATTGATATCTACTGTAGCAAACATACCAGATGGCATAGAACCAAAAAATTTTACTAAGTCATTATTAAAATCCATGAGTGGATAAGCAGTATCTGCTGCTATTCCTCTCATAATAGTTAATTGATCTTCACTATAATTTCCAGAATATTCAGCTAAATCAATAAGTATATCAAATGCTTCACGAATAAATTCTGGTGGCATCTTCTTATCAAATTTTCTGAAGTCTCCTGCTATCATTCTATTTTTACCATATTTGGTAATATAAGCATATAATCTACTCCACTCAGAACTTTGAGCAACAGTAGTTATAGCTGTTTCAAAAATAATTTTATTATTTTTCATTAATCTCAAAAGAGACATATAGTATTTACGACATAATATTGTCCAATCCATAGGTGCTGAACCAAATACTCTAACTTTTCCCATTTCAGCTTTTTCAAAACTCAAAGGTTCATCTTTCAGTGAAGCTACAAAGACTGGACTAGCAGTATCTGAATTCAAATAATTAGCCTCCATTAAAAATATTCGTTCTTTAATTTCATCAGAAACATCAACAGGTTCTAATAAATCTCTACATGGATCAATATTAGTTAAAAAATGTCTTTTACTTTTATAAAACGGATAACCTGCAGATGTGTTTCGATTAATTTTATCAACATATGCTATTCCATTAGCACCATTAATGCTTGTAAAATTATCATAAGGCTCAACATAATCTGAAATTACTTTCTTTTTTATATTCCGCTTAATCTTATCCAAAAAAGCTTTTTTACAAGCTCTTAAAATAGATGAATCATATTTGAACACGGGTTCTATTAAATCTTGAGCAGCTAAACGCCAAGGTTGCCAACCTTTCATATTAGGTTTAGTAACCTTCTCTTCATACCCAAAATTTGATAAAAAAGAATTCATTATAGTTTTACAAACTCTAGATTTATGAGTTGATTTAAAACCAGTCATCGAACCATAGACACAAGCTTTTCCTTCTGTTAAATAATTGAATACTGATTTTGGGTGTAATTCATCAAGTTTTTGATGATCATCACGAAGCATTGGAGCACCACTCGAAAGTTGATATTTAGGATCTAATAACTCTAATTTTGTATTAATATAATCAATATCTAAAAATATTCCTAAAATATTACAAGTTGTATTTCCAGCTCTATGAATGGATGCCAAAATATGTCCTTTTGGAGTATGTAATATCAATGGTGAACCACAATCACCACCAATAGTATTATCATTTGATATTCCCATAGTGACAAGGGAATCAAAATCATCACCTCCTAAAGACATATTATTACGAACAATTCTGACTTGTTTAATGTTTAAATTAATATTTTCACCTTTACTTCTTCTAATAATTAAAGTTGCTGAACTAATTGTTTGTAATGAATCTTTAGCTATTAGTTTAGTTAAATTCTTTTTTGGTACAATGCCTGGTAAAATAAAAAATGCTAAATCTTTGATGGTATCAAAAATAATGTCATTTCTGTTTAAAAGAATAGTACTGGTATTATTAACACCATCACCAAGATCATTATGGAAAATTTCCAATTTATACATATCTGTTTTGTAATTATTAAACCAATGAGCATTTGCTATGTAAATATTACCTTTTAAACATAAAATATTATTGGTATAATATTTTTTATTTATATCATCATATATTCTGGCAAAACTCACATTCTTAGAGATTGTTTTCACTATCTCATCATTCGAAATTTGCTTAGAACTAATGATGGCTGGTGACAAATCAATATTATTCAATTTAAAATCCGAAATTACCCATGGATTATACCTCTCATTATCTAATGATTTTGGTTTGAATTCACTTGAATTTAATTCAACATCACTCTCTTCTTTTTTAGGATTAAGATATTGATATATCTTATATAAAGAAACACTAGAACCCAAAGTTATTGCAATTACTTTAAATAAATTTGGATAGGAAATTTTATTTTTAATTTTATCACCTAAATCTGAGAAAATTTGTCTATTTAAAGCAATCTCAAATTTTTCACTATGTAACTCGATTAATTTATTTTTAACAGTATAATATACATAATTACCTAACTGTGATATAATATACTTTAAAATAATTTTAAAAATATATATATAAATTGAAAATAAAATTATAATAAATGATTCAAATAAAGATTTTGAGCCACTTTGTAATGAGCAAGTACATTTAGTCTTAATATAATAACATACTTTGCAAACTTCAATTTCATTAAGATCTTTAAGAGAACTTAGCATTTGTTTCTGTTCACACAAATGTTTATGTGACTCAATTGATAACCATCTACAAAATTCATATATATTATCAGTTTGCATAATGGGTACAAAATCAGCTAATGCTTTAAGCGATTTTGGAACTACAACTTTAGATACAGTTAAAATCCAATAATTAGGATATTCTCCATTCTCATAATGTGTTTTTGAAGAATCTAACATACCTGAACCATCATCTTTTTGAAATTCTGGTTTAACTTCAACTGTAACTATAAATGGTAATCTACGTTGCAAAGCACTTGGACAACTAAAATAATAAAAAGCATTTAAATCTTTGACATTTGTTGTACCAATTACTAATTTTGGTCTAGCTGGTATTTTACCTTTATCCTCAATAGCTGCTTGATCTGGTGTAAAAGGTACACCATTACATAATTGAATAAGCTCATTGGTTGTAACATCACCACCTTGCGTGGCTTCAAATTTTTTAAAAGCTATATCATCTTGTAACCAACACCAGTGACGAGTATTAAATCCATCAGCAAAATTTGCAACAGGATTTCTTGTATACATATAACAATCCTCTGTAGGTAATCCATGAGTTTTACCAAAATGTTGATAAGCTATTTTAGTTAAAGAAGTTTTACCAACTCCAGGTTTAGCATAGAATAATATCGCAAATGGACACATTCTAGTTTCTTGAGCAACAGACTTAATAACTTTATTAATTTTAATTAAAGTTAGATCATTAATAAAAGATTTAATTTGTCTTTGTTCAATTTCATTTATATCTTCAGCATACTTATTTACACTTTGTAATTGTGCAATTGTATCTTCAAGAGTTTTCAAATACCATTCCTCAGTAAAACCGAAAGCTTGAGGATTGCACAAAGCATGTTGTTTTTGTTTGAGATCCATAACTGTGTCATATAATTCGGTATAAGTTCTAGAACTATGAAAAATACAGTCAATTGAACCAGTTTTTATAGTTTGATAACCTTTCTCAACCAAAAATAATAAACCATCCAACAAATTTAAAATCATATCATTATTAAATTTATATTTATGTTTGATAACTTGTTGTTCAAATTGTGTATAACCTAATTTATCCATAGTTAAACCCAACGAATCAAATAATGAAATAGACATAGCAAACATCCCAATTTTATATAAAGATTTAGCAAATTTAGATTTTTTAAGTTTAGAAAGGTTTTGAACGTTAGATCTAAGAGAAGATATATTATCTTCAAAACTTTCTAATTGTAATTGTTTATTCTTAACTAATATATTTGTAATATATTCAATAAGATTTGATTTTTCAATCAAAGATATAATAGATTTATTTGTTCTTAATTTAATAAATATAATAGAGTATTCAACAATATATGATTTATCATAATTATTATTGAAACATCTACG